GATGTAGAGCCTTTCACGGCTGCTCTGGCAAGCATCGGATCATCAAAGCCAGCTAAAGAACTTTTGACCATGTGATGTACGCTTAAAACACAACAATTAAATTTTGAGCTAAGCATAGAGCAATAATATCCGTAGAGTTGGCCTGCTTCTTGGTTGGTTGTGAACCCGGACACGTTGCCAACAAAGCTGCTGATTGGATCTATTACAATTAATGCAAGATTGTCTATATTTTCGAGTTCCTCAGAAATTTCGTAGGCTTGGTTCGTAATTCGGAGTCCAGAACCGTCCTCTGCGAGGAAATTTATAGGTCGTTCAAGGTTTGGTATCGGAATTACATAAACGTCGTTAGAAGCCGTTTCTCGCGCTCCTAGAGCATTTAGCGCTTTTAGCCTCCTGTGTATTTCGACCTGATCATCTTCGGCCGAAAAAAATACCACTTGGCCTGATTTTCTTATTGTTTTACCCATCCAGGTTCCCTGACCTTGTGCAATCTTCAAAGATAAATCCAGGGCCAGCATGCTTTTTCCCACGCCACCGACGCTGCTAAAAACTCCAGCTTTGTTTTCAATAAAATTTTCGACCAACCAATCTCTAGGCGGTGGTTCTCCCTTGTAGAGACCTATTGAATAATTTGCAAAATTAAATCCGCCCTGGAGCAATTCTTTTTTTACCAGGCTTAAATCTTCTTGCGCTAGGTCGTTAAAGTCTCCCGGCGCGCTCGGTATTCTTACATTGCAATTTGGAATTGCAGCTGCGATCTCTTCCGCTTTTTGTTTACCCAGGCCATGTTCATCATTATCAAATGCCAGGATAAATTTTGCGTTAGTTTGTTTTCTTAACTTGTCGAGAGCAGTTTTGCCAAAGTTTGCAGAAAAAACACAAACGGTCGGCAGCTCTGTTGCTTGGTGACAAGAATGTGCGGTTGCCATTCCTTCAACGATTATAATTTTTTTCTGCGACGCTATGTCCGCCAAATCAAAACCAAGATAATAAATATTGCCCTTTACTTCTGACGCACTTACAAATCGCTTTTCCTTATTAATATATTGCAAACTGCGTAGTTCGCCTGTGGTAGAATCCGTGATCGGAACAACAATAGATTTATTGATTTGTTTTAACCCATAACTTTTAATTTTTTTCTTTTCAAGGTAAGGATGATCTTTGATTTTTTGAGCATGTTGAAGTCTCTGCTTGCAGTCCTGGCTTACTTCATCATACCTCTTGGCGCGCTCTTGTTTGCTCCGCTCTACAGCCTCTTTTATTTCCCGCTGTAAGCGTTGCTTGTCCTGAGACGTCATTTTATTAGGACTAACAGAACTGAATTTGTAATCAATGCCTGTACGCCAATTACCGTAGGCAGCAAAAATCGCGTCTGACGTTTGGTACACGACGTACCAGCCGCTTTTTTCGTTATGTTTATCTGGCCTGGTTTGTGATCCTGCTGTGACAGGAACTCTTACTAATTCTCCTGTCGATTCTAAATGACTTACTTGTAAGCCATTCTCGTTCATTTCTTTTATTAGGTCGTCGCTAGTTTTGCCCTCCCCGGTAAAAACCATAGAAGGATCTAATACAATCCCGGACTCACCAAAATATTTTTTTAAATCAGTCATCTTTGATGATCTTGTCTATCCTTCCTGTCTCGGCCTGTTCGTTGGCCCAATCCAAATAATGTAAAACAAGTTCACCAAAAAAATCATTTCGATCTGCGGCTGTCCACTCATGTAACTCATATCCACCATTTCTTAAAGCCATCTGCACATATTTTTCTTTGCTGTTTCTGGCCGCATATTTAACTCCCTCTTTGTTGAGGAAGGCTTTTCTTTTTAGTTTTTCTCCTGACATCAAACTCTCCATACATTTTTTGCTGCAAGCAGCGTAATAAATATCTCTTGTTGGGGTATATAAGAGACCGCCAGCAATCCCCTTGCAGTAACTACAAAGCGATTGCCGGTTGTTTCTTAGAAAAAAATCAAGCCTAGAAAGGGATTTCGTCGTCTTGGATTCCGCCTGACGCATCCTTCTCACTTCCTTTTTCTTCATCTTTTGTTTCAGCTGGCTCGTCAGCTACAACAGTCCTTTCCTCTGTTGTCTCTTGGCTATCTATAAACTTAGGCAGAGCAGAATCTTCCTGTCCCCAGGTTTCGTCAGAATTGTATATGTTGACTTTCACCTCTGGGTAGCCTTCTGAGTTATGTTTTACCGGGGCAGAAATAACAATGCCGTCTAACTCATCTGTGTTTTTTACAGAATCCAAGCCAGCTGCAAAAAATAAAGACCTAAGTGAATTAGTTCCCATTTCGACTGCTTTTGGATTGTTATGTCTTACAGTAAAAGTAGCACTAGCAAACTGATTAGAAGGCAAAACTTTAAAAGTAATTCTTATGCCTTTCCATCCGCTGTTGTTTTCTATTTCCATAGACTCGTAATACGTCATATTATAACGTCCCTCTTTTAAACCAAACTCATCAGTTGGCTCTCCAATATCAAAATCTGATATATCCATAATTATCTCCTATCCCAAATCGTAGCACTCATAGTCGTTGATATCGCGCGCTACTTCTTCCAGGATGCGTTGTGCTTCGTAGAGGTCTCTGTCTATGCCATGCGGTAACATTTCATTTAACAAAGGATCTTCTGCGTAAGCGTTTATTAAATTACTTGTGCGCTCACATAAGCGCTCAAGTCCCTCTATAGTTTTTTGTTTAGGCCTCAACATCTTTTTTGATATTGCTGACCATAGCTTCCCGGACTGTATTCCAATCCATAGGTAATTCTTTTGGTAGGTCATACCTATTTTTTGCAAGACAGCCTGGGGCCTCTTCGGTAATCAAGATTCTGTCGCCGACAGTTTGTTTCGTTGATATACCTTTTGATCCTTGAACTTTAGCTGTGCCTATTTTGCGCGTTGCAAAAAAAACATTATCGCTCTGTTCCAGGATTAGAGCAGAAGCCTTTCTGTTAAGTTTTATCTCATGGCGATCAAAAGGCGAGTCCATTGCAGGATCCTCAACTCTCTTGATTTCGTTATGAGCAATAAAGACGATAGACATACCGCGTTCCCGGAGTTGGTTTGTATAGGACAAAAACTCACGCCAAACATTGACTGCCTCTGAGTAAGACCTCCCATAAGCAACCGACTCCATAGATTTATAATTATTATCCTTACAAACCTTAGGCCAGATGTATTGAATCTCAAATTGATCTAGGCTATCTAGCACATAAGTTTTGTAACCACCCAAATCATCTTCTGCTAACAAAGATTTAATATTGCTTATGATTTTGTCATAGCCTGTCTTGTTTTCTTTGGGTAAATCAAAGTGATCTACCTCAATATTTACAAGACCATCTTCCGTTAGTTGTATGATTGGACTCGACATAGATGCAGCAAAGGTTGTTTTACCAACGCCCCCTGATCCAAATATTACAAATCTAGGTGGCTTCTTCTTCGCCTTCTTTCTTATCTCTGATAGACTCATTGCTTTCTCCATTTTGTAACGCTTGCTCTAGTTCAACCGACAGATTGTTCAACAAACTTTGGTTGTTCTGTGCAAGACTGTTAAATAATAACCTAACGAACTCCTGTATAAAAACATTTATATTCGTTAAGACCTTGTTTTCATTTTCCGATACAGATTGGATTATGTTGTTCATTGCAACTCGCTCTTGTATTGAGCGTGTTAACTCAGCAACTTTCTCTTTCTCCATATCTTCATCCCATACTAAAATGGGTGGCCCGTCATCTTTATCAATACGAATGACCGGCTTCTTTTCCTCGACATTATCTGTCATGGCGCCTCCATTGAGTTTAAGTTATAAGTTTGACAATCCTGTTTGTATAAACAGAATCGACAATGTTCCCCAAAGACAAACTTTGGTTCTGATTCTAAGCAAGCATCAGCAGCTGGTTTCAAGTCCTGGAAGGCCCAATCAACCAAACTTTCAGGTGTAGTCTCATGTGACTTGACAGGGCCTTTTTTGTCCGAGCTGTAAGGCTGTACTATGGTTAGAATTACTTTTGCATTTTCATAAGGATATCTTTCTAAGATTCCTAGTGCATATATTCTCAGCTGCGTATTGTTAGCCTCAACGGGCCACGATCCGCTTTTTAAATCTATAATTTCAATCACGTCTTTGGTAATCAAAGCGCAATCTAATGTACCCCAAAGATTAGTGTTTATCTCTTCAAGGGTGACTTGCTCTTCTATGAGCTTTTTTGCTTTTAATTCTTTTTCTCTTTTTGATATGTAGTCAACATAAATTTCTGCACACTCCACCATTTCTTCATCGATATCGACATATATGTTGTCTTGTATTTTTGTTTCTCCTAAAAAATGATCTTTCAAGGTGCTATCTTCAAGCCTGTCTTTAAGCAAAGTCTCTGCCATCATGTGTATTATTGTTCCCTTTACTGCCGGGTAGCTTGTTTGATAGGGCATGTCTTGTGACATTAAAGGAGACGCTGGACATTTCATCCAGCGACTAGCTGCTGACGGAGACAGTAGCGCGTGTCTAGGCATCGGTCTCTATTATCTCCTGGTCAATAAATTTTTGGATATCAGCCATAGAATAAAGGATTTTGCCACCTATTCTTCTATAAGTTGGCCCCATACCTTTACCTCTCCAATTTTCTAACGTCCTGGGTGACATTTTTAATATTTCAGCTACTTTCTTAGTAGTGACTAAATCATATTGACTGTCCATTGGCATATCTACCTCCTTTTACTTTATAATACCCGTATTCACTTTATGGTGACTATTATGGGTAAACTACTGAAAGATTTTGATGACCCCATTGCGATTCGCAACAATAGGAAGGCTGTTTGGGTTAACAGACATCTAGTTGCGGATCTCAATAGATTAGCAAAATCTAAAAACAAAGATCCCTTGCAGATTGCTGAATACATTTTATCTGTAGGGATCAATGGTTCAAGACAGTCAAAGGAAAACAATATCATCTTTGATATTGATAACCTTTAGACTGTATCAATTCTTCTAAATGCTGGCCTACAAGCCTAGCTGACTCTACCGCTTCGTCTTTATGAATGTGCGCGTATCTGGCTGTAGTCTTTTGATCTTTATGTCCTAACAAGTTTCCTACTTGAGCCAAAGGTAACTTCTGTAAACCAAAGGATGCGTATGTATGTCTCAAATCATGTAAACGCACATCCTCACAACCAACTGCTTTTTTAATTTTGTTCCAGGTATATCTAGGCGACTCGATAGAAAATATTTTATCGCGCGAGCGCGCTCTATTTTCTAGGAGAGTTTTTGCGCGCTCGCTTATATGTATAACTCTATCTTCCCCA